CGCCAAAGCTTCAGCGCGCGTCACGAGCGTGTCTGGCCAGTGAATGTGAACGCCCGACTTGACCCTGCCGTCATCCTCGGTACGCACGGGTGGCCTTGACACGATACATCGCCCCTGGACAACCGTGCACATCTTCTCCAGAATGTCGAGCAGTACACTGTCTGCCAAGGGTGCATCGGCGCGCCAATCGAGATCGACAAAGAAGCGAAACACGTCAGTCTTTTGTTCGACGACGTACATCTTCTGTTTACGGCGAAGCGCAGCGAGGTATTCGACAAAGAATGCCTCAGTGTCTTTGTAGGGCACGTCGAGGATCCCACCATCCATGAGATAATGGGTCCCGGGGCCGTTTGGAACTCTCCATTTGTTGAAGAGCCTCATCGTGGTACTTAAGTACAGTGGGCGCCTCCTTCCTAGATGAACTTTGCGCCGCGTACGCTGACCCAAAAGGCTTTCTTGACGCTTCTCAATGCACCAAGCATCCCCGTTGTGTTTGCTTCAGGGCCCGCCGGGACCGGGAAAACCCTTTTGGCTTGTACTGTTGGCGCTCAGCAGTTGGCACTTGGCAAGGTCCAGAGACTCATCGTCACCCGGCCCGCAGTTTCCGTCGACGAGCAACACGGGTACCTTCCGGGAACGCTAGATCAAAAGATGGATCCGTGGACTCGCCCCGTGTTTGATTCGCTCCGCCGGTTCTATCGCCCGCGCGACATTGCGCAGATGCGCAAAGATGGTGTTGTTGAGGTGTGTCCCCTGGCTTACATGCGCGGTCGTACGTTTGAAGATTCCTGGATCATTGCGGACGAGATGCAAAACTCGACGCCGTCCCAGATGCGTATGGTGCTCACGCGTATCGGTGAGGGCTCCAAGTTGGTCGTAACCGGTGATCCTGCACAGCACGATCGTGGCTATGACCAAAACGGTCTGATTGATTTTTTGACCCGGTTGGGGTCTTCGTCCGAGTCGATTCAGCATATCAAGTTTACCGACGATGATATCGTTCGCCACCCCGTGATCAAAGAGATCCTCGAAGTTTATAAATATCAATGATCACCAATGGAACGACGAGGCTGAGAAACTGGGCAAAGCGACGCTGCGGCGGTTTCTGAATGACATCAAAATCTTCACGACTATACAAGATGTTTTCACGCTGCCACGCCCCCATGAAACACTCGTCGAACCACATCCAGCACAGGATACACATGCTGACGAGGAACAGGTGCACCTTGATGTTCGACACGCCCTGGAAGAGAACACCGAGAATGGCACATATAATGACAAATTGGTGTACGAAGATATTGAGTAGATGCTTCGGGCCGAGTGTATACCGCCCGTGAACGACTGTAACATCTGTAAAACTTGAATGAGCTGTCATAAGAGCGATCGAAGCCCATAGAACGGTGTCGGCATTCATCTATTGAAAGTTACGAAATTTACTTGGCCAGCAGAGAGCCGCCGATGCCACCCTTGATCTCGAAATCGCGCTGCTGGTTGCGGATCCAGTCCTCGTCGCCGCAGAATCCACCGGGCGTCAGGCTCTTGGAGTAGTACGACGAGTTGGGGTTGAAGCCGCCGGCGACGCAGCCCAGCTTGTGCTTCAGGTCGAAGAGGCTGCTGGGGCCAGCACCCGCCATGGAGCCCTGGACAGTGTCCAGGGTGCCCATGCGGCTCACGCTGCGACCCATGGTCACCTGGTAGAGAATGAGGAGGAGGAGGGCGATCACGACAATCTTGGTCACCTTCATTTTATAGTAGGCTGGGAAAAAAGACTGCGTTAAAGGCTAGGAGTTCCTTTCTTTAATATAGTCAGAATGGACTTGTCAGTTGATACCGGAATGACGCTGAACCTGAACGATGACGAACGCCGCCTGATGGATGAGATTTCCTTTGCGGCACCCGAGAAGCGCCCCGTGCCTGTACGCAAGCCACCGACGTCCCGTCCTCTGACTCGCCGACCACCTCCTGCGCAGACGTTTCGCGCGATGGAGGAGGAGCCTGGTCTGGACGCGTTCATGAACCCGGGCAAGACGAATGCGGCGCACGCTCCACCGCCTGAGATGTGGGACGGTGGTGAGGAGGGTCCTGACGACATGGATGGTGGTCAGCAGCAGCAGGGTATGGGTGGCGGTGGTGGAATGCCGTCCGGGCCGAGCGAGGGGTACAAGACGATCGAGGATGAGAAGGCGGACCTGCTGAACAAGATTACGCGTCTGGCAAAAAAGGGATTGCACACATCTTCTCGTCTCACTGCCTACAGCGACATTGAGGAGATTCGGACCGAGTACAAGCGTCTGACGTACGCCATCGAGGCTGATCGGGCCATTCGCGTTCAGCGTCGCATGCTGATTGCGTGCGTGACTGGTCTCGAGTTTATGAACAAGCGGTTCGATCCGTTTGACCTCCAGCTTGACGGCTGGTCCGAGAGCGTCATGGAGAACCAGGAGGACTACGACAGCATCTTCGAGGAGCTGTACCAAAAGTACAATGCCAAGGTGAATGTCGCACCCGAGGTGAAGCTGATCATGATGGTTGGCGGCTCGGCGATGATGTTCCACCTGACGAACAGCATGTTCAAGGCGGCCATGCCCGACATGAGCAAGGTGCTCAAGCAGAACCCCGATCTGGTCAAGAACATGATGGACGCCGTCCAGCGTACGCAGGCGGGTCCTCCTCCGTCGGGACCACCGTCCGGCGGTGTGTCAGGTCGGGGCGGGGGCGATGGATCGTCTGCCCGACGCGAGATGCGTGGCCCCAACATGCCCATGGACATGGGGAATCTCTTCAGTATGATGGGTCCGCCGATGCCGGCCAATACACGCGAGCCGGGGCCGCGCGACGAGGATGAAGTTTCCGACATTGTCTCGGTCGACATGGGATCCGAGACGCGCGACGTGAACGTGCGCACGTCCAAGAAGAAGACCCAGAAGAAGAAGGAGGTGTCGCTGTAACCGGTCTTGCTGTGTACAGAAACAGCAAGACGGGCTCACGGGTGAACTAATTTTCTCGTACATCAAGTAGGTACGTCATGGGCATCTCATATGCTCCTTTTGGCGATGACGACGAACCTTTATTCGTCCCGCCCAAGAAACCCGTCGGAGCCACGAGGGGTCTCGTCAGACGAGACGTCGGCCCCGACAGCACCGAGTGCAATCACCTCATTCTCTTTTTTGTTCTTGGCGTCTTTCTTCTTTCCCTTCTTGACGGGGTCTAGAAACCCCTTCTTCAGTGGAGGAAGAGGGTCGAAAACCACGGGCTCCGGCTCCGGCTCCGGCTCCGGCTCCGGCTCCGGCTCGACGATCGGCTCCAGTGCCACGTCACTGGGGTGTGGCATGTAATGGCTTGGCGGACGCTGAGGCTGGGGAATAAAACCACCAATTTGTTGAATTGCATTTCGCTTTTGGTCAGGGGTCATATGTGCCCATCTCTGACGAATAGTGACCGGATCCGGAAGCATACGCCGAAGGGCGCTCCGAAGTTCGACCGGCAAAACCCGGAAATCCTCCAGATCGAGCATGTACATACCCCTGGGTTTCTGCATGTGGAGGGCCAGGGCGACGAGAGAGCAAAGCGCCAGGGCAAGCATCACGTACGTCGAGTCACGCATCTACTGTGAACAAACATTTCCCTTGCTGAAAGATTGACGCAGGTGCCTCGGCTGGTTCATCGGTGTCCTCCATCGAAAAGCCACAGTCGGCATAAATCTTGGCTCGTTTACGCCACATGGCGTTCATGACGCTCCATGCATCCACCACGTCGTACACGAGTTTGGGGCCCTCTTTGCGAAGGACACGGCCGACCGCCTGCCTGACATCCGAGTGGGGCGTCGCGAGTACGATGGCGCTGAGCGTCGAAATGTCCAGTCCTTCGTGAGCCAGTGAGAATGTGCCGACGACGACCCGTTTCGTCGCAGATTCGTCGAGCACAGCCTGTTTCATACCTCCCATGTACAGTCCGGCCGTCGTCGGGCCGAGCTGAGCAACCAGCCATTCGCAATGGGCACGTCGATCGCTGAGCACGAGCACTTGGTGATTCACAGCCGCGTCGCGAATCATGTCGAGCAAGAGCTCGTTCCGCTCCGGAATCTCTACGAGGATGTTGACCATTGACGCCAGGCACACCTTGCCGATCCGCGAGACGGGCGGACCGCGAAGAAACTCGGGGTGTGTGAACCGCGCCTTGATCACCTTGACATTCTTGGACGAGTCGCGGTGCTTCGCAAAGAAGCACGGGCCGAGAAACCAGTACAGAACGCGCGTCAGACCATCTTTGCGGTCGGGCGTTGCTGTGAGTCCCAGCGTATACTTGGGACACATTGCAAACATCGCCTGTGAAAAGGCGGGTGCGCCGACATGGTGTGCCTCGTCGACGATGAGGAGACCGATCGAGTCAAACGCACCGATGGCGTGTTCGCGCATGCACAGCGTCTGAATCATCGCAATAACAAAGGGATGGTCGAGTTCGCAACGATCTTGCTGTACTCGTCCGATTGTACATCCCGGACAAAACTGTGCAATTCGTTCAGCCCATTGGTTCGCCAGAAACTCTTTGTGAACCACGATGAGAGTCCGAACACCAAGGCGTGCTGCAAGAGCAAGAGCGCACACAGTATTATGGGTGACGGTAAAGTCGCCCAGAACAAACCGACGATTTCCGTCAATCTCGAAACCAAAGTACTGATCGACATCGAGTTTCTCTACGCGTATACCTGTATGAAGGACGCTTTTCTTTTGCTGCCGAGCCTCTACCACTTTACGAGGAACTTTACACGGAACATCATCGACACCTTCCCCTGAAATTGTGCATCTATAGTAGGTCCCGACTTTCGGGCCATTCTTCGCATTTGTGCACGCTTTGGTACACTTCGTCTTATAGCATGCAAAGCCAAGCGATCGCGCGACGAATATGATATCGTCAAGTAGTTTTTCATTTTTCTGAACAACGTCCCATCCACCGAGTAGGGCAGAACCGTCGGCGTCTATAAATCCAGCGAGTAACTCGAGTTGTACACGCCTTGAATTGCATTTGTACACATGCGGCACATGCTTATTCTGGATGACGTTGAGATCACGCATACTCTTGAAAAAATAGTTTGGCTTCTTCGAGTCGATCATTCGATAGTCGTACTTGGACGTATAGCTAAGAAACATCCCGTATTTGCCAAGGTTTCTCGAAAAGTAGTGAAGAACCGTTGCATCCTGGCTCGTAATGGCGGCTGAGCGGGATGTGCCGTCACCAAGCCAATACCCAAACATATACGGATCGAACGGAACTTCCTTCTCTGCAAAATGAATAGGTACCCGGTATCCTTTCATGTCTCGCTGACGACCCAGGGGGAGTTGCAAAAAGTCTCGTACGCTTATATCAACCACCTGACCATTTTTCTCACTCTTGTTTGTACTCAGCTTGAGTGACAGGATATGTGACTCGTTTACGATATATGCGTCACCTTTGGTTGGGACTATACGATACATTTGTTCGAAACCGGTACATGTCGTGAGAACTGTGCGTGGTGTCGAGTCATCACCCATGATGTACTCGCCGACTTGTACATCCTGTACCATTTTGATGGTTCCGTCGTACATCATGACAGGTGTATCTCTTCCCAGACATTTACCAAAGCCGACATCGAGCGAAAGTACTCCATTTCCCTTGTAGGCGTCGATCGCCTCTTTCTGGATTCCACGGAGCTCGCCCGTGAATGGGATCTGTACGTGGACAGGCTCGGGGCGTTGGTCGCGCGGCTCGCCAAAATGTTCTCGGCCGTAAAATTGCGGGATGCACAGATGCTTCCGCGTCTCTTTGAACACCTTGAAAGGCGGAGGACGCATGCCGAGTGCATTCTCAATCGCGCGTACCGTGAGCTCACGTTTCGTCTCCGAGTTTGGCGGGATCACGTAGCCCGTGCGTGTGAGTGACATAGAGAAATAGGGCGCGGTTTCTATAGATGCGTCTGTGTTTTGTTCTGCCGGCACCGGCCACTGATGTATACACGCCCTCGTTTCTGATGATCTGGACGGATCTGGTGCTCAAGTGCGCTCAGAAGGGCCACCAGGTGATGGTGAGTCAGCGTACGACCCGCAAAGAGTGCTTTGAAATGTCGGGCACCGAGGTGTTTGACGCCTACATGTGCATCGATCCTGAGGTGGTTTTCACGCCCGAGGATGTGATCAAGCTGCTCGAGAGCCCGCACGACGTGACGGGTGTCGTCATGATGTCGTCGGATGCACAGACGCTCACGTGTGGCAAAAAGCCCGAGGAGATTACGCCCGGGGAGTACATTGAGGTGGAGCAGCTCGATCCGTCGTTTGTACTGGTTCGTCAGATTCCAGAGGGCTGGAACTATACCGATGCGATCAAGGCACACGTCGACACGTCACTGCGCGTCGGGAATCGTATCACGCTAGTGGTCTGATTGACCTGAGGACATAGTACCCGTCGATCGTCTCGATGACACACTCGACGGGCGTGTCCATGGTTAGCGCCTGTACAGGCGTGATGCCTGCGACGGTACACATGACCCGATTGTACCTGAACGGTACCTTGACCCGGCGTACGTGTCCGTTGTACGAAAGGTCGATGTATTTTCGACCACCGACGTCATACCACGGATGGACAATCACGGCGTGGTATGACGTCGCCATTATAATATCTTGGGAAAGTAATATGTTCCGTAGAGCACCAAGTGCCCCGTCTGCAGCTCCAGCTCGCACGGGGGGAAGTGCCCCGGCAGCACCGGCACGTCCACCATCCACTCCAGCCGCTGCAAAGAATCGTGCCAATGCCGAGGCGAACAAGCCCGACTCGGGGCTCGACATGAACAATCCAAGGACGAAAGAGGATCTGGATGCCGAGACCGAAGCGGCGGCTGCACGTACACCCGAAGCAAACCAGAAGGAACTCTCAGGGGCGAACAACCGTACACAGGAGCAGAATGATGCGAGCGGTCGGCAGGATGACGGTACGACAGGCAAACAGGATCAATCACCCGAAACTCAGAAGAAGCGTGATGAGACTGATGCGGCTCAGGAAAAGAGTATCAAGGAGAAGCTGAAAACGCCGGCCGGTATAGCACTCATCGCGGCGCTCGGACTCACGCTCGCGCTCGTGACGGCGTTTCTCGTCAAGGCGGGTGAAAACCTCAAGGCGTGTAAAGAGGCGAAGATTACCGTGACGAAGATTGAACCGAGTCCGGTCGGTACGGGTCTCGGGCGATACATTCCGTTTCTGTCCAGCATCGTCAAGCCAAAGACGGTCGACATTTCGTACACGTGTACGACCAAGTATCAGCCGATCGCCGGTAAAGAGTCGCTGACGTTTTACGAGACGGGATTTCCCGAGTTTGATGAAGTGGCGATGGCTGTAAAAAAGGTGCTCGCGAAGAACAAGATTCAGGTGGAGTGCGGCACGGACGATTGCTCCGATTTTAAAGGCACGAAAGGTCGGGCCGAACCCAATTGCGGCGACTTTGCCGACTATTTCGATAAGGAGGTGCAGGATGCCGCAAAAGATACGGGTGAATTTTTCGGAAACCTGGTGAAAGGGTTTGCGGACAACTGGTCGACGTGGCTGTTTGTCATCCTGATCTGTGTCGGGCTCTTTTTTTTGGTGACTGCATTCAGCGGTTAGAATGACGCCGATGCAAAGTAGCCTAGGCTCGATTTGAGAAGATAGCTCGTATAGTTTTCGTCCGTGACGAGGTTTGACGTTGACACGAGTGCCTGATGCTGGAGGCACGTATTGTCAGACTTGAACGTGAACCCCGTGCACGTCGTATTACTCGAGCAGTTTGACGCACAGTCAAAGTAGCTGCTCGCGATGTACGATAGGAACTGTGATGCAGGGGTTGTACTCGAGACGGTGTTGCTCGTATACGTGGCGTAGTACGATCCCGGCTCGTTTCCGTCGATGAAATAGGCGGTGTTGCCGCTCACACGTGGATCGGTGATTACCGTGTCAATTGAAGAATACGTCGTACACGTGCTCGGATCGAGGTTCGAGCTCGGTTTATTAAAGACGAAGCCCACACAGTCTTCGTCTTTACTACATCCCTTCTTCGCGTCGGTGGCACAGTCGGCCGGCTTTTTTGCCGTGAAGAGTTCTGATGCCGCTCCTGACACGATGACATTACTGGTCGGCGTCTTTGAGTACTCCTGAGGGTACACGTGGACGAGATTCCTGTACCATTCTGGCCAACTGTCCGACGGCGCTTTGGTCGGGTCGGTCCGGTTCATGACGAAATAGATGGTCCACCCAATAAGTCCGGCGATGATCGCCACGAGTACAAGTTTAAGCACGGTCACGGCCACCTCGGCTGGTCCCATATTGATATATGAGCTACAAAAAAAACTTGCACAGACTGTAGAGGATGTCCACTCCGGCATCAAAATTTACAGTCGGGCAGGTTGTCATTGCAGCCCCTGACCCAGCGACGACTACACCATGTCCAATGGGAATCACCGGCATCGACGCAGCCACATGTGGAGCGATTGCAAGTGGTGAGGCGGCCGATCTCACGGGCAAGGTGTTTGGTCCCGGGGCACCAGCGATACCCGTTGCACGAACGAAACTCCCGCAGTCGGTCCAGACACTCCTGAACGATTGCGATGGGTCCAGCACGTGTAAGCTTGTATCGTACGACTTTGATGCATCGACCGGCGAAAGGAGAGATACGTTGTCTCACCTGATCAGCACGGTATCGACAACCGCTCACAATGCAGGCGTATTTGTCAAAGATGGTGCCGGGACCGCCCC